CTACGCACCCTTTGGGATTGGCCTAGCGATGAGGGCGCAGCAAGCCATGTTTCCGCAATTTGTTGCAGATCAGCAATCAGTTGCCCGCGGGATTGACCCTGGCACTGGTTTGCAAGTCGGCGGCTATGGTTCGCAACCCGGCACTTCTGGGATAACCCCCACTGGCTTGTATGGCGACCAGTTTGCGGGTCAACAGTCAACTGCCAACGGGTTTTTTAGTGGTTTGGCAGGACGTAGTGAGCAGGCACCAGCACCAGTTGAAAGTCAAACCCCATCACTGACGCCAGCAGGAATTGAAGCAGCAAACATGGCTGGTGGTTACGGCAACTTTGAAGGATATGGTGCAGGCTTTGGTGGCCCTAACACTTCCAACAGCTTTGGCGAAGGCCAATACGCCCAAGGCGGCATGGTCAGGCTCAAAGACTTGTTAGGCAAGGCACCAGGCCCAGATGATGGCTACGGGGCGCTGCAAGATGGCGAGTTTGTCATCAAGAAAGATGCAGTCAAGCGCTACGGCGTCAAGATGCTGGAAAACATCAATCAACGTAAAGTAGCAAAGAAACAGTTGTCAGAAAATAGTTTGAACACTTTTACAAAATAACGGAAAAGCAAATGCCACTAATTAAGTCACCAAGCCCCAAGGCCATGAGCAAGAACATTGGCAAGGAAATAGCAGCAGGTAAGCCTGTCAAGCAGGCAGTGGCAATCGCGTATGCAGTCAAGCGTGAAGCAGCTAAAGACGTTAAAGCAAAAAAGTGAAAATTACTAAAAAAAAGGTTACAGAGCTAATTCCTTATGTAAACAATAGCCGCACTCATAGCGATGAACAAGTGGCACAAATTGCGGCAAGCATCAAAGAATTTGGCTGGACTAACCCAATCCTGGTCGATGGATCAAACGGCATCATTGCAGGCCACGGCAGGCTATTAGCAGCCCGTAAGCTAGGCCACAAGGAAGTTCCCACTATAGAACTAGCAGACCTAACCGAAACCCAAAAGAAGGCGTACATCATTGCCGACAACCGTTTAGCACTCAATGCAGGTTGGGACAATGAAATGCTGACCATTGAGTTGAACGACTTGCTGGCAGACGGGTTTGCGCTCGAGATGCTAGGTTTTGACCCAAAAGAGTTAAATGCGCTGCTCGAGCCGGAAGTAATCCAAGGGTTAACGGACGAGGATGCGGTGCCAGAGGTGCCAGAGCAGCCGGTTACTGTGCTTGGCGATGTTTGGGTGTTGGGTAAGCATCGACTGATGTGCGGTGACTCATGCAGCGTTGAAGCTGTCACGAAACTTACAGAGGGGGGGGGGGTTGATATGTTGTTAACTGACCCACCTTATAACGTGGCTTATGAAGGAAAAACCAAAGAAAGCCTGACTATTCAAAATGACAGTATGAGCAACGACCAGTTTCGGCAATTTTTGCGGGATGCATTTGTAACTGCTAACACAGTAATGAAAAAGGGCGCGGTTTTTTACATTTGGCACGCAGATTCAGAAGGATATAACTTTCGCGGTGCTTGCCATGATGCTGGCTGGAAAGTACGCCAATGCCTTATTTGGAAGAAGTCATCTATGGTAATGGGGCGGCAAGATTACCATTGGAAGCATGAGCCTTGCCTTTATGGATGGAAGGACGGTGCTGGTCACCTTTGGGCCACAGACCGTAAGCAAACTACTATTCTTGAGTTTGACAGGCCATCGCGCAACGGCGAGCATCCCACCATGAAACCGGTGGCGCTGTTTGAGTATCAATTGTTAAACAACACCAAAGGCGGGGATATTGTTCTGGACTTGTTTGGCGGTAGCGGGACAACTATGCTGGCGGCAGAAAAGCACGGCAGACACAGCTATTTAATGGAACTTGATCCTAGGTATTGCGATGTGATAGTTAAGCGCTGGCAGGATTTCACAGGAAAAAAAGCCATTCTTTTGACAAAAACAGCTGAAATTGCTTAAAATTTAACAAAATCCCCTTTATAAAATGATGCCCGACCATTTGCCTACGGATGAAAAACGAAAGTTGGTTGAATCTACCAGCGGGTTAGGCTTGCCCCATGAGCAGATAGCTATCTTGGTTGGCATTGATGACAAGACATTAAGAAAGTATTACCGCACCGAGTTAGACATGGGCAAGGCAAAGGCCAATGGTCAAATTGCCAAGACACTGTATAGCAAGGCCACAGGCGGCGACACCACGGCACTGATCTGGTGGACAAAGACGCAGCTGCGGTGGGCTGAGACAGTCAAGCAAGAGATTACGGGCAAGGACGGGGAAGCGCTCCAGGGCATCCAGGTGACCTTTGTCAAGCCGAATGACTGACGCCAAGGCCGAGTTTCCACTGAAGCTGCAAAGCCTGTTCCAGCGCAGCCGTTACAAGGTTTGCTACGGCGGCAGGGGCGGTGCTAAGTCTTGGGGGATAGCCAGGGCATTGCTGATCAAGGGAGCCAAGCAGCCAACCCGCATACTGTGCGCCCGTGAGTTCCAGACCAGCATCAGGGATAGCGTCCACAAGCTGCTATGTGACCAGATTGAGGCATTGGGCCTACATTCTTTCTACGAGATCACGCAGGCCAGCATACGAGGCTCTAACGGCACTGAGTTTGCATTTGCCGGGTTAAAGAACAACATCAGCAACATCAAGTCATTTGAAGGCGTGGACATTTGCTGGGTAGAAGAAGCCCAGACCGTCAGCCGCCTGTCCTGGAACGTGCTGATACCTACTATCCGCAAAGAAGCCAGCGAGATATGGGTCAGCTTTAATCCCGAGTTGGAAACTGACGAGACTTACAAGCGCTTTGTGCTGCTGCCGCCTGATGACTGCATCCAGATCAAAGTCAACTGGTCAGATAACCCCTGGTTTCCCGAGACACTGCGTTTGGAAAAGGATGCGCTCAAAGCCAGGGACGAAGAAGCCTACAACCAGGTCTGGGAAGGGCTATGCCGCCAGACAGTAGACGGTGCCATCTTTGCCAAGGAAATGCAACAGGCCGAGTTAGATGGGCGCATCTGCCGGGTGCCATTTGATGCCACAAAGCCTGTCCACTGTGTGTTTGACCTAGGCTGGTCTGATTCCACCGCCATCTGGTTCTTGCAGTTTGTTGGCATGGAAACCAGGCTGATTCGGTACATTGAGGACAGCCAGAAGACCATCAGCTTTTACTTGGCAACCATGCAGACCTACGGTTACCACTACGATACGGTCTGGCTCCCCCACGATGCAGAGAACAAGACGCTGGCAGCAGCTGGGCGCAGCATTGACGACATTGTGAGGGCAGCAGGCTACAAGACCCAGATATTGCCCCGAGTGCCTGTGGTGGACAGCATCAACGCCGCCAGGACAATATTCAGCAACTGTTATTTTGATAGGGAACACGCAGCAGATGGGCTGGCCTGTTTGCGCCATTACCGCTACGAGGTAGACCCAGACACCGGGCAATTCAGCCGCAACCCCCTGCACGACCACTACAGCCACGGCGCTGATGCCTTTCGTTACATTGGGCTTATGATTCGGGAACCGCACAAGCGCAAACCCAAGCCAGTTGCCGAGGCCGCAGGCAGTTGGATGAATTGAGGATTGACCATGAATGACCCACGCATTGACGAAGCCATTAAGTTTTGGCAGCTGGTAAACGACAGCGACAGCACCAACCGCAGCGAAGCCCTGCAAGATATTCGGTTTGCCGCGGGTGACCAGTGGCCTGTGGAAATCCAGAACAGCAGGAACCTTGAAGCCAGGCCGTGCCTGACCATCAACAAGATTGATGCCTACGTGCGCCAGGTGACCAACCAGCAGCGCCAGCAGCGACCCCGCATCAAGGTGCATCCTGTTAACAACCTGGCAGACTACAAGATTGCCCAAGTGCTGGAAGGCATTACCCGTCACATTGAGGTCAACAGCAACGCTGACACCGCCTACGACACCGCTTTTGATTACGCTGTGCGTATGGGTTGGGGTTACTGGCGCATCAATACTAAGTATGTCAGCGAGGATTCGTTTGACCAAGAAATTTACATTGATGCCATTGACAACCCGTTCACGGTCTACTTTGACCCCAACAGCGTCAGACCAGATGGTTCAGATGCCGAGCGTTGCTTGGTTACAACACTGTTAAGCAAGACCATTTTCAAGGAAATGTACCCAGATGCTGACGATGGGGCCAACTTTACGCACCGCAGTACGGGTGACAATTCCGCAAGCTGGGTGACCAAAGAGGATATTCGGATTGCTGAATACTTCCATGTGACCCGCGAGAAAGCCAAGCTGTACCTGTTGAGTGATGGCAGCAGCGGGTTTGCAGACTCTGACCGATTCCTTGAGCGTGTAGCAGCCGCGGGATTGACGGTGGTGGATACCCGTGAGAGTTTCCGCAGGGCAGTGAAGTGGTGCAAGATGACCGCGCTTGAGATTCTTGAGGAAAAGACCTGGGATGGGAAATATATCCCCATCGTGCCCTGCTACGGTGCCCAAGTCATTGTGGACGACAAGCGCAAGAAGTATGGCCTGGTGCGGTTTGCCAAAGACCCACAGCGGATGTACAACTTCTGGCGCACCAGCATGACCGAAAGCATTGCCCTGGCTCCCAAGGCCAAGTGGCTGCTTGCTGAAGGCCAGGACGAGGGCCATGAGAATGAATGGGCATTGGCAAACATTAAGAGCAGCCCTGTGTTGCGCTACAAGCAGAAAGACATAGAAGGACAGCCTGCCCCGGTTCCAGTGCGCCTACAGCCCGAAGCGCCCCCCGCAGGCATCATGGACGCCGCCAGTGCAATCAACATGGATTTGCAGATGGTATTGGGCATCTTAGACCCCAACCAGCTGCCCAGCGGCAACATCAGCGGCAAAGCGCTCCAAGGCCAGCAAAGCCAGACTGATCTGAGCAACTTCCATTTCTACGACAACCTGACCCGCAGCATTAAGCATACGGGCAAGATTCTGCTGGATTTGATACCCAAGATTTACGATACCCAGCGGGTGATGCGGATTATTGGCAGCGATGGACAGCCAGATATGACCACCATCAATGAGCAAACCGCAGTGGGCGAAGTGCTGAACGATGTGACGGTTGGCGAGTATGACGTTGTGATGGACACTGGCCCAGGGTTCCAATCCAAGCGCCAGCAGGCCGTTGAAGCCATGATGCCACTGCTGACAGGCAACAAGGAACTGTTTGACCTGGCTGGCGACCTGGTGTTTAGAAACATGGACTTCCCAGGCGCTGATGTGATTGCTGACCGTCTAGCGGCTAGAAACCCAATGGCGCAGATTGACGAGAAATCAGATATACCGCCCCAGGTGCAGATGCAATTGGCGCAGCAACAGCAACAACTCCAGCAAATGCAGCAGCAATTGCAAGCCGCCCAGCTGGAGATAAACAATAGGGGGCAGATTGCCAAGCTGCGGGATGATGGCGAGACTAGGCGCAAGCTGATGGATGTGACTGCACGGGCGCATAACACTGAGACTGTGGCAGAGGCCAGAGTAAATAACGAGAACATTCGCCGGGTTACCACGCAAAACAGGACTGAGATTGAGGCACTGGTCAAAATGTTAATTGCCAGGATGCCGCCTGACCAGCTGCTGATGGAGATTGAAAAGATGAATCAGGAACAAGCCGCATATGCCCAATTTGCAATTCAAGACATTGGCGAAGGGGCCAACCCATTGATTCAACCGATGCAGTAATTGCTAAACCATTTGTTTTCGGGTAATATTGCCCAAACCCGACCCGTGGGTAGTAACGGGGCAAATCCTTGGAGTAATCCATGTCTGAAGTAGCGATAAGTGAAGTGCAGAAAAGACTTGAGGCCACTACGGTCACAAGCGAAAATTTAGCTGAATTCCAAGCTGAAAAGCTAGGTTTAGCTGACAAGCCGCCCCGCGAGGCTATTGAAACAATAGAGCCGCAGGATGATGACAGTCAGAGTGAACCAGCCAGCGAAGACCAGCAAACAACAGAGGAAAAAAGACGACCTAAGATTGAACGGCGGTTTGAGGCGGTAACCAAGGCCCGTGACGAAGCAAAGCAAGAAGCAATGCGGGAGCGCGAAGCCAGGTTAAGTCTTGAGCAGCGGTTAGCGGATATGGAACGGCAGCAAGCCCCAAAGGGCGAAGCCGAACCAGACCCAAGCCAGTTTACCGATATGTTTGAATATGCCAAGGCATTGACAGACTACAAGGTTGACCAGCGATTGGGGGAAGAAAAGCAGAAAGCGGTACAGGCAAAGGTGCAGGCCGAGAAAGAGCAGGTGTTAAACACCTGGTCAGAACGGGTCACACAAGCCAAAGCAAGTATCCCGAACTTTGAGCAAGTGGTAAAAAGCGCAGACATGACGGTAGTCAATGAAGTGCGAGATGCCATCTTTGAGTCAGATGTTGGGCCACAGCTGCTGTATCACCTTGCTGATAATCCCGAATTCGTTGAAAAGCTGCAAGGGATGACGCCAGCCGCACAGCTGAGACAGATTGGGAAGTTAGAGGCTATGTTTGAGAAACAAGACTCAAAGCCTGTTGTGCAGAGAAGTAGAGCAAGCGCACCGATTACCCCTATTCGGTCAGCCGCCAACGGGCGTGATGTTGCATTGACTGCTGATGGGCAGTTTCATGGCAGCTATCAAGCCTGGAAAGCAGGTAGACTCAATGGGCAAATTCGATAACCATTTTTTAAGGATTTATCATGGCAAATAATTTGCTTACCATCAGCATGATCACCAACGAAGCGTTGATGGTCTTGGAAAACGAGTTGACTTTTACGAGCCAAGTCGAACGTAACTATGACGATCAATTCGCTGTAACAGGCGCAAAGATTGGCGCAACATTGAATGTTCGCCGTCCTGGACGCTTTGTTGGCACCACGGGGCCAGCGCTTTCGGTCGAAGACTTCAACGAGACGTCTGTACCAGTAACTTTGTCAACGCAGTTCCATGTTGACACACAATTTACTAGTCAAGACTTGGCACTGTCACTTGACCGCTTTAGCGACCGAGTGCTGAAACCAGCCGTTGCAGCTATTGCCAACAAGATTGACCGTGATGGTCTGGTGATGGCTAAAAACGCCACTGCCAACATTGTCGGCACTGCTGGCACCGTTCCTACCAGCTTGCTCACCTACCTCACGGCAGGCGCATACCTGGACTCTGAGGGCGCACCACGCGATGGACGCCGAGCCTGCATCGTTGAGCCATTCACTGGTGCAACCATTGTGGACTCGCTCAAAGGTCTGTTCGTGCCAAGCAACACCATTGCCAAGCAATACGAGCGTGGCATGATGGGCAAGGACTCGGCAGGCATGATGTGGAAAATGGATCAGAACGTGGTTAGCCAAACCTTTGGCAGCTACTCCACTGCTACCTTGGCTTGCGCCACCACCACGGCAACGGGCTTTCTGACAAGCGGCTGGGCATCAACGTCCACCATTGCTCTGACTGCCACCACTGCTACGGCTGGCCTCAAGCAAGGCGACACCATCACTATTGCAAACATCTTTGCAGCCAACCCACAAAATCGCGCAGCTTACGGCTCTAACCGTCTGCGTAGTTTTGTTGTTCAGGCTGATGTGACGGTTGCAACTTCTGGCACTACCTCAGTCATCGTCAGCCCTGCTGTGATTACTGCTGGTCAATTCCAGAATGTGGTGGTCAACAGCACCAGCGCTACCGCAGTGGTAACCCCGTTCAACAACACTGGCACCGTTAGCCCACAGAACATTGTGATGCACAAAAATGCCTTCACGATGGCCTGCGCTGACCTTGAGTTGCCAGATGGGGTTCACTTTGCAGGCCGTGCAGCTGACAAAGAACTGGGCCTGTCCATGCGTGTTGTGCGTCAGTACACTATCAACAACGATTCAATCCCAACCCGTGTAGACGTTCTCTACGGCTGGGCACCGCTGTACCCCGAGCTTGCTTGCCGGGTTGCCGCTTAACACCTACCACTAAGGAGTAACTATCATGGCAAATCCAGGCGCAGCAACAACTACCACCGTCCACCCGCAAGTTCTGTCAAGTAACCAGGCCATCCGCTTGATTGCTTACGCAACGGGCGTTTCCATCAATGCCACTGGCGATGCGGCAATTACTTTGCCCGTCATCAACACCACCAGCTATAACATCACCAATGTTGTCATCACCAATGCCAACAAGGATGTGTCTGCTGGTGCATTGGCACTGTGGACAGGCGCTGGCGGTACGGGCACTGAAATCGTTACTAACGCATCACTGACCAGCAACACCAGTTCAGCTTTTGTCACCAAATCTACGGTGGTAGCAGCAACTGGCACAGCAAACATTTCGGCGCAAGTGTTCTACGTCCGAGTGGGAACTGCTGTAAGTGGCGGCACGGTTGACGTTTTTGTCTACGGTACTGATTTCACAGCGTTTTAAACTGTCGGTTTTCAGTAAAATAAAAGGGGACTGTTCGCAAGGGCGGTTCCCTTTTTCACTCAAAAATCATGGCTACAACATCCCTATCCCCCACGCCAAAGCTGCAATTCTTTGATCTGAACGGCGCACCGTTGTCGGGTGGGCTGCTGTACACCTACGCTGCTGGCACAACCACGCCATTAGCCACCTACACCGATTCCACTGGCAACTTTGCCAACACCAACCCCATCGTCCTGGACAGCCGTGGCGAGGCCAATGTGTGGCTAGAAGGCGCAATATACAAGTTTGCCCTGTACACCAGCGCAGGCGTGTTGATTTGGACGGTAGACAACATCAACGGCAGCACCTTTGCCTCTAATGCGACGGGTGACGGTACAACAACTGCTTTCTCGGTGGTTAACGGGTTTACCGCCATCTACATCAACGGCGTGTACCAAAACCGCAATACTTATACAGTGACCAGCGGCACGGTGACGTTTAGCCAAGCACCGCCCTACACATCCATTATTGAAGTTGTTTACAACTAGGAACTCGCCATGTTAAAAGTAGCAAATTCAGTTATCAGTGCCAGCCGGATTACAGGCGTTCTACCCGTAGCCAACGGTGGTACGGGCGTTACTACCAGCACAGGAACTGGCAACACGGTACTGTCTGCTTCTCCTACGCTGTCTGGTGACGTTAACTTATCGACAGGCAACCTAGTCATTGGCACTGCTGGCAAAGGCATTGACTTTTCAATTACTCCATCAGGCTCTGGCACGATGACTAGCGAGTTGTTGGCTGACTACGAAGAAGGTACTTGGACACCTAGTGTTGGTGGAACTGCTACTTACGTTAGACAAAAAGGTAGTTACATTAAAGTTGGACGACTTGTAACTGTCAGTTTTGATATGGAAATTAATGTACTTGGAACTGGTAGCACAGCTGCTATGTCTGGATTGCCTTTTACAGTAGGAACTGCCACTTCACCAAAATTTGAACAAGGTAATGGTGCTATGGGATATGTTCAATCATTAGCAGTTAATGTGTATTCACTTAACTTTTATGCTGCGGCAAATGGAACAGACATATTTAGCATCTCAATGAATACACTTGGTGGAACAGCCAATGTAAACCCTGCAATTTATGGAAGTGCTACACGAGTTCAAGGAACTGTTACTTACATGGCAACCACTTAAAGGAAAATCATGTCATTAACTAAAGTATCTTACTCCATGATAAGTGGAGCGCCGGTTAACGTAGTGGACTACGGGTTTGCCACAACTGCAAGCGCAGCAACAAACAAAACGGCTTTACTTGCCGCTATTACCGCTGGCGGCGAAGGTTCGTTAATCGTTATTCCAGACGGCACATTTGAAATTGATGGTGAAATTCAACTCACTACCAAAGGCGTGACCATCCAAGGCGCTGCTTCCAACTATCGTTATCAAATTGATGGTGGTTTTACAGGAACAGAACTTAAATTTATGTCGGGGACAAGTGGTTTTGATTTGACCAATCGTGACGATGTATATGCAACGTCTTCAGAATATTCGGTACTTAGAAATCTAAACATTAACGGAAATGATATTTTAGATAACGCAGTTTATGTAGAAGGCTGCAAAATTATCCAAAACTGCACAATTCAAAAGGCAATAAATGGCATAAGACTTGGCGGGTGGATTAATCAAACTATTATTGAAAAATGCGGTATTGTTGATAATTCAACTGGCATTTTAGTAGATGGTATTGCAAATACTATTTTTAAAGTAACAGAAAGCAACATTAGAACAAATACCATCGGCGTAAAAATAGAAGATGACGCAGGCGGAAACTTTGAGCAGTGCGTTATTGAATCAAATTCATCGCACGGATTGTTAATTACAGTTCCCGTTGCTGGCTCAGTTCAAAACCAAAAATTCTACAATTGTTGGTTTGAAAACAATGGTTTTACTTCTTTGGTTGCTCAAGTACGAATTCAAGGCGCGGATGCAAACCCAGACATTGCATTTATTACGTTTGATTATTGCACTTTTGACACTGGCGCAAACACAACACGCCAAGACTGCTATTTAGATGGTGGAAATTACACAAGGTTTACCCGTTGTAAATTTACAAATTACGCTGGTATATCAACTGGCATTGTATTAACTCCAAAATGTACTCTTAATAGTTTTTTCAATTGCCAACGTGGTGTGCAAGTTGGGCAGCCACTTGAGCATATTTCTGATTCTGGGTATGCGACTTATTTTCAGCCATCTGCACAAACTTATGTTGGCCCTAATTTAGTTGCGGCTAGTACTTGGACAAATGTTAGTTATTCAACATTTACATCAACAGGAAATAAGATAACTTCAGCCATTTGCTCTGGCGCTGCAACTGCAACACTTAGCACCATAACTAGAAGTAAAGGTGTTAGCTATGCAATGCAAATTTACGTTACTGTTTTATCTGGGCAAACACCCACAATAGTTTTGACAAATGGAAATAATACGGTTGCTATCATAAATAGCACTGCACCAACTGGAATCACTATTCAATATTATACCGAAATTGTTACAGGAAGTTCTGGCGTGTTAACCATGTCTAATACAGCAGCTAGTAGTTGGAAAATGGAAGCCAACCTGATTGAATATGAAGTTGCGCGTGGTTATATTGACTTAAATGCAGGATAAACCCGTACCAGTTCGGATAACTGGAAATCTTAATGCCTGACTGGATGGTCAAGCTGGAAACAAGGAATTGATATGTTAGAAAAAGTTATCTCTGTTGATCTGATTGAAGTTTTGGAAAACGGCGCTGTGCAAGTACGCACTAAGACCGCCATTATGGAAGATGGCAAGCAGATCAGCGGCACGTTTCACCGCCACGTTGTTGCCCCCGGTGATGACTACAGCGCCGAGGATGCCCGTGTAAAAGCTATTTGCAAAGCAACGCATACTGCGGCTGTGGTGACTGCTTACAAGGCTGCTGCTAAACCATGATACGCACCGCCAAAGGCCCAATTCTGCTCTACATGAACCTTTGCGGGTTCAAGGGCTGGACTAGCTTTTGGAATATGATTTACATGGCCCCCGGCTTTGAACAACACGATGCGCTGATTAGGCACGAAATGATGCACTTGGAGCAGATGCGGCGAGATGGCAAGGTGCTGTACGCCATCAAGTACACATGGTGGATGCTGCGCTACGGTTATAAAATGAATCCTTACGAAGTCGAGGCACGAGCCGCTGAATAAACTTGAAAGACAAACATGACTCAAGAAGCCTTCCAACCACTTGGCCTGACAGTTAACTTTACGGGCGCAACCAGTGCCCCAACAGCTGTACAGCCTGGCCCATCCAATGTGGTCAACACCAACTACCGATTTGTCAATGTCGGTGCGGTGACTGTGTTTCTGGGCACGGGCACAACATCAGCGCTGGCTGTGACAGCAGCATCTGTGACCACGGCTATCCCCCTGGTGGCTGGCGCTGTTGAAATAATGAGTTTTCCTGCGGGAACATTCTTTACAGGCATCACAGCATCTAGCACCGCGGTGGTCTACGTTACGCAGGGCCAAGGGCTGTGACAACCCCCCAGGACATCATCAATCGGGCGCTGAAGGACGTTGGCGCTCTAGCTGCGGGGGAAACCCCGGCGGCAGCAGATTCGGCAGATGCGTTCGATATGCTGAACGATATGTGCGCTCAGTGGTCAAACGAAAACATGATGGTCTTCTATAAGACTGAGATCATTTTTCCAACAACGCCCAACCAAGTGCAGTACACCATCGGGCCAGGTGGTCAGGTAGGCGCATCGTTTACAGGATCTATTGCTGGTACAACCCTGACGGTCACTGCCATCACATCAGGCGCTATAGCGATTGGTCAAACCCTGTCAGGCACTGGCATTACCGCGGGAACCACCATTGTGGGCTTTACAACGGGCGCAGGCGGCAACGTTAACGAGGCAGGCACATACACTGTCAGCACCAACCAAACAGCGTCTAGCACCACGATAGCAGCTTACTACGAGCGTCCCCTAACCATTGAGAGTGCCTTTGTGCGGATTGCTACGATGCAGGGTGGCAGTTCTGTTGCTGGCGGTTACCTTGACTATCCTGTGGCCATTCTTGGTGCAGAGGAATACCAGAGCATTGGTATTAAGCAGCTAAGTGGGCCGTGGGCTAAGGCCGTTTACTACCAGCCAAGCGAAGTTCTGGGGACATTGTTTGTCTATCCAAACCCCAGCCAAGGCGAGTTGCATTTGTTTACTCAGACCATCTTTCGGCAGTTCAACGGCTACGCTGACTCCATCCAGCTGCCCCAGGGCTACAACAATGCGCTGCGGTGGTGTCTGGCTGAACGGTTAATGCCCATGTACGGCAAGACCAACCAGACAACCATTGCCATGATTAACGCATTTGCTGCCCAGGCCAAGGCCACAATCAAGCGCACCAATATGCGTCCCCCCCAAGTTTCACGTTATCCTGATGCCCTGATGGTTGGCAAAGCCAAAGACGCTGGGTTTATCATGGATGGCGGTTTCCGTTAAACAAGGATTATTATGACTACCGTTGCCATCTCTAATTTGCCCGAAGCCACCATCATCAACCCTACGGACATCATTGCGATTGTCCAACCTGGCCCTCCAGCTGCTGGTACGACCAAGAGACTTACCAAAACATTGCTGTTTACCAGCCCGACAATGGTAACGCCTGTGCTGGGCGCAGCCACAGCTACAAGCCTTGCAGTGTCTGGTTTAGCAACTGTTGGAACAACCTTTGGCGTAACTGGCGCTACTACTTTGGCTAGCACCTTGGCTGTGGCTGGCGT